GTTGATTAATCTACGTTCCAACTCTCCGGCCTGTTCCGCATCGTAGTTTTCTCGTATGTAATTTATTAAATTTATAGCACCCGAGATGACATGGCTGGCACGACTTTCTACCAAATTCTCACGATCTTTGTGTACTAAAAGTGTGTCTAATTCATCAAGTATGCTACGAGCTCGCTTTTGCAAGATTTACTCCAATTTATGATATATTTAGCGGAATTAATCTGATTTACTCTTCAATCCGGCCAACATACTTTTTAACTTGGAACTATCCACTGACGATCCGGGAATCTTTACTATTTCGCCACTGGAATGATTGACCAATTCTCTAGACACTGTGGCACTAGTTTTGATCTGGCTCATGATACTGCTGGTCTTGGGTGGTCCACCAGGATTCCACGACTCTTGTCCCTCAGGACCTGGATCTGTGATACGCATGGTTTCGATGTTGTATTCAAGATCAATCTTTTGTCCCACACCTGTACTGCTACGCGATTTCATACACTGAATTTGATAGCGTCCACGTTCTTTCATAGCACGACTTGTAAAAATACCAAACACATTATCGGCAGTGTTGATCTTACTAATACCACCTGCAATATGACTATGATCAAATTCAATTTCGTCCACTGCTGATCTATTCAATTGGCTGGCAGTGACCAACAGTATACCTAATTCTTGTGCTAGATTACGCAGTTCTTCTGCTACATATTTGTCTTTGATAAACTGATCATTGGGATTGACCTTGACACTGACTGGCATTAACAAATCCAAATAATCAACCATGACAAAGTCAACTTTGATACCTGTTTGTATCTGTACTTCTTTCAAGTAACTGCGAACATCATTGATATTGCTCTGTGCCGGGAATGCCTTGATACGATAAGCACCAGCTTTTTTACTGACCATACGCACTCGTAATTCAGTATTGTCAATGTCTTTTCTAATATCTTTTGTGCTGGTGTTGGTCAACATGGCATCAGTTCTTAGCCCGCATAATTCTTCGCTCAACTCCAAACTAACATACACACCGCTGAGTCCGGCCTGTAACCAGTTCAGTGCGATGTTCATCATGACCAAACTTTTTCCTGAACCTGAACCTCCGGCAAATATGTTCAACTCTCCCCGGCTCATACCACCGTACAAGATCTTGTCCACACTGGTCCATCCTGTACTGACTTGTCCACCTGAATTAAAGTATCGATTAATTCTATCACTGGGGCTGGCAAAATAGTCTGTGCCCATGTCCTTGGTCAGGCTTATTTGTACTGCATCCTTGATCAGTTTTTCCACAGGATCGTAGTCACCTTTTTCCAACAGGTCTGCGGCTTTGAGAATAGCACGTTCCAGTTCCATGCGTCGACTGAAGCCTTCAAATTCTTCCATAAACCAGTTGTAGTGACCTTCGGTCAGTTCAGGCACTGGTTTTAGCTCAACTCCGGTGGTGGCCTGAATCTGCTCCCAAGTGGGCAATGTTTTATGATCATCACTGTGAGTTTTGATGAATTCTGCTGCCGACCTTAGACTGCGATCAAAGTTTTCTGGATTATAGATGTTTTGAACACGCACATAACTTTGTGCGTCTGTCAGCATCATCTCTAAAAATAATTTTTGTAAATTTGTGTTATAATCTTTTGTCATAGTGTATTTAATTTTTTCTTCTTTAGTTCAATTTTAAGTCTGTTGGTTTCCTTGCTGGCCAAAATACTTTTTAACACAAACAATTTGCCATAACGTTCGACTGCATGACTAACATCCTTGACATCAGCTTCCCAGTCAGGAAAACTCACTGACCAGCCATACTCTACTGCATCGTCTACCAGTCGTGCACCGGCACGATCTCGGTCAGGTACTAGTATAACTTCACGTGCCAGGCTGTCAATGATGTCAGCTTGATGTTCATTGCACTGATTGCTGAGTATGGCCACGCCATCTACAGCCATGGCATCAAATGGACCTTCTACCACAATCACAAACTTGGCATCCGGCAGTTGTCGGTCCGTGTTAAACACATAGTTGGGTTCGTGACTGTTGAAGTATTTGGGCTTGACATAGTCTTCGAATGTTCTTGCAGTATACCCAATCACGTGATTCTTCCAGGTAAAAGGAATAATCACACGTTTGTTTAGGTTGTATTGTGACTCCGGAGTCCACATGAGATTGTATTTGAGTATGTCTATGTTTCGGCTGGCTGCATATATCACTGCTGAATGAAAGTCTGCTGGCACATTGGTCACTGCAGGATTCGTGGCACCTAAGGTATAAAAACTTTCCCACCCTACAAAATTCATTGCCGATTCTGGCAAGGGTCTTGATTTAAACTCCACTTCGGGTCGGGTTTGTTCTGCAACCGTTTCAGCAGGACCGATCAAGTCTTTGATTCTGATGGCTTCAATGACCAGTCGTTTGACTGCATTGTCATCGGCTCCCAACCAGGACAGTAGTTTTCGGAATTTGTATGTTAAGTGTCGTCCGGATACATAACTGGCTCGGAAGTTGCAGTTGAAACAACTGTAAGAAACACCACCATCCACATTGGCTATTATTCCGCCACGTCCACGAGTATCTGCAGATTCACCATTGTGATGACAACAGGGTGCATTGAAGCTGACCCAACCCGAAGTTGAATTGGTTTTTCTTTTTGCCGGTAGCAATAGACGTAATTCGTCTTGTATAGTTGTCAACATTCTTAGTATTATATACTAAAATTTAATCAAGGTCAATGTATTACGGATATGTATATGTTCCAGCACTGCCGTCCCATCCGTAGGTGTACCACCCTGCATCTATCACAATTGTACTAGGTCGAAGGCTGGCATCACCCCAAGGTTCATAAAGTGTGGCAGGGAACAGCCTAAACCCAGCGCCGTTGGCATCGTAAACAGTGACATAACCGCTGAATTGTTGTTGATAGACAAATCCACCATAAAAATCCCAATAACCATAACTGGCCGTTCCAGCAAAATTGGAAGAATATATATTATAAGTTATCCCGCTCTGATATATGTATAAACTTACATTGGTGGCATTGGTGGCTGTAAAATACACTCGTATATGACTTGTGGTATTGATAGATGTCATCACTGTGCCAAGTTTCGGGGGTGGCGGATTCACTGTTTCAAATACATATGCCAAAACTCCGCCACCGTTATTGGTTTGTTGCCTGACTATGAATGCTATGAATCCACTGGTGTATGTGACTGTTGAACTAAATGTTCCACGTGCCACATAGTACGAACCATTAAAATATTGCGAAGTGCTGAGGGAACCTGAACTGGGAGATGCATAAGAACTCCCAGACAGTATACTCCAATCTAGTGTGGGATAAGGAACATTAGATGGCCATGGCATCATGCTGGCGAAATAAAAGGTAACTGAACTGCCACTGTTAGCAGGATTTGAACTGGCAGATAATTGATAGTACTGCCACGGCACTGTGATGGTCGACTGTGTGGCCAACAGTGTACCACCGTTGCTGGTATACCATTTTATTATCACAGTACCTGCCGCACTGGCATTAAACAGCAAGGCACTTAATTCAACAGTGGCAATTCCTCCCGACACAGTGGCAGTTCCACTGTTGATTTTTGAACTACTTGTCAATGATCCGCTGCTGCTGGTAGTGAGCTTGTCCCAATTTCCAGTGTTTTCCCAATACACTGTGCTGGGTATGCCTGTGCTGCTGTTGCTCATATCCAGTCTAAAAACACCATACGATCCTTGATTGAGTCCGTATGTGTACAAATCTCTGCCGTAATTGTCTGTTGCGCTGGCAGTTGGCGTCACGCTGGTGTCATTGATACCTACATAGGTGCTGGCAATCAATGACGACAGTGCTGCATCGTTGTATAGATTGAAATATATGATAACACTGCCATCAGTGGTATAGTTGTTGTTGGCCGATATAGTCACACTGTCAGTGCTGGCCGCTCCGTTGCTGACATAACTGCCTGATGTTGCACTGACCCTCGATGAAGACACTCCTGTGATGGTCCAGTACCTGGCTTGACCGTAGCCTACATAGGTGGGAGTAATGGTGAATGTCACACTGCCGCCTTCATTGATGGCCAGGTAATTTCTGGTGATAGAATCTGCTGGTCCGTAGGCGTAGCGTGTTGGCGAAGTTGCAACAACCGTACCACTGGTACTGCCAGTGCGTACCTGTACAGTGAATGAGTGATTTACATTTGGTGTCAGCAGTCCAGCTTGTACAGTTATTGTGCCCGAATTGCTACTGATGGTAAAACTTCCACTGGTAGCAGTCCAGTCACTGGTATAGCTGGTGTTGATGGTCCAGTACAAAGTTGTGCCATTGGCAACACCACTAGTGGTCACGGTAAAATTAGTACCGTAACTCTCAAACACGCTGGACCCGTCCACTGCATAAGTTAGCGATGGATCATGTATTACCACCGTGGAGTCTGATGCCACTTGAGTGCCTGTGCCCGGATATCCACCAGTCAACAACTGAACATTCACA